CGGCGGGCATCGCCGTTTCTCTCCCCCCCGACGTTGCCCCGCCGACCACCGCCGCACTTATCCAGAGAACCCCATGTCCGGTTTCGTCGCTACCGCGCCCAGCTCTGCTGCCCAGCCCATCGCCTCGGGGGAGTGGTACCCGGCCGTCGAGCTGGACGCCGCCCGCGCGATCATGCGCCTGGACGGCACGGTCACCAGCGAGCGCCTGGTGGAGTGCCTGAGCGTCGCCATCGCCGCCGTGGAGGACGAGCTCGACACCTGGCAGCAGCAACAGCTTGCCCTGGGGCGCGTTCGCCTGGCCGACGTGCCCAGCAAGGCCATCAACGGCGAGTCGCGCCTGGTGCTGCTCTACAAGCGCGCCGTCTACGCCTATGCCCAGGCCGAGCTGCTCGAGCGCTACCGCGAGCTGGACACCGCCGCCCGCGGCGATCGCCGCGCCGACGCCATGGACCAGACCGCCGAGGACTACCGGCGCCACGTACGCTACGCCATCCGCGACATCCTGGGCCGCCCACGCGCCACCGTGGAGCTCCTCTGATGCAGGTGCGCGCCCTTCAAGGCGAAACCCTGGACGCCCTGTGCTTTCGCGTCCTGGGGCGCACCGAAGGCGTCACCGAGGCCGCGCTCGCCGCCAACCCGGGCCTGGCCGAGCTGGGCCCTGTCCTGCCGCAGGGGCATCCGGTCGAGCTGCCCGACACCACCCAAGCCACCCGGGCGCAGGCCGCCCTCGTGCAGCTGTGGTCCTGACCCAAGGGGAACCCGATGGCCGAACCCACCTCCACCACCTCCCTGGCCACCCTGATCACGGGCCTGGGCCTGGCCACGCTGGTCACCGGCCTGGACGGCAACGCCGTCATCGGCGCCTTCGCCGGCGCCGCCCTGGTCGCGCTGAACGCCAAGGATCTCTCTTTCGGCTCGCGCGCCGTCTACCTGGTCATCAGTTGGGTGGTGGGCTACATGGCCGCACCCGAGGTGGCCCAGCGCATCGGCCTGCAGCAAACCGGCGTGGCCGCCTTCCTCGCCTCGGCCTTCGCCATCGCCGTCACCGCCCACCTGCTCGAGCGCCTCAAGACCCTCGACATCAACAGCTGGCTGCGCCGCGGAGGCTCTTGATGGACCACCTGTTCGCCCTGCTACTGCTCCTGTTCAACGCGGTCACCTGCGGCCGGCTGCTGCTCTACCGCCGGGCCGGCGCCCGCTTCCGGCCCCTGGTGAGCCTGGCCGCCTGGGTGCTCATCGCCAGCACCGGCGCCACTGCTCTGGGCCTACTGATGGGGCGGTATCCCGCGGCGCACGTGCACCCCAGCGACGTCGGTGTGTCGCTGGTGCTGTGCGTGCTCAGCCTCACCGCCCGCGGCGACGTCGCCGCCATCCTGCGAGCCGATCATGATTCCAAGCCCTCCCACCCTGCGCGCGGGTGACCGCGGCGCCGCCGTCCTCACCCTGCAGCAGCGCCTGGCCAGCGCCGGTGCCGCCATTTCAGTGGACGGCTGGTACGGCGACGCCACCGAGCACGCCGTGCGCGCCTTCCAGCGAGCCCGCGACCTGGTCGCCGACGGCGTCGCCGGCCCGCGTACTCAGGCCACGCTGCTGGGCGTCCTCGACGATCAGGCCTTGCGGCAGACGGACGTCCAGCGTGCCGCGGCAGAACTCGGTTGCGACGTTGCCACTCTGCAGGCCGTGATCGAAGTGGAAAGCCCACAGGGCGGTTTCCTGGCCGATGGCCGCGTGGTCATCCTGTTCGAGCGGCACATCTTCTGGCGCCAGTTGGAAGGCGCCGGCGTGGATCCGGCCAGCCTCGGTGCGCCAGCAAGCATCCTCAGCCCCCAGCGCGGCGGCTACCTGGGTGGCGCCGCGGAATACCCGCGCCTGTCGTTGGCCAGCGGCTACGGCCCGGAGCAAGCCATGGCCTCCTGCAGCTGGGGGCGCTTCCAGATCATGGGCCTGCACGCCCAGGCGCTGGGCTACGGCAGCGCCACGGCCATGGCGCAAGCCTTCGCGCAGGGCGAAGCCGAGCAACTGGCGGCCTTCGTCCGCTTCGTGCAGGCCGACCCGGATCTGGCCAAGGTCCTACGCGGCCACAAGTGGGCTGCGTTCGCGCGCCGGTACAACGGCCCGGCCTACGCCGAGCACCTGTACGACGCTCGCCTGGCCCGCGCCTACGCGCGGCACAGCGCCGCCGTCCCTGCGGAGGCCTCCTGATGCCGCTGCTGCGCCAAGTTCTGCTGGCGATCGCGCTGTTCGCGGCGTTGGCTACCTACCTGTTCGTCACGCGCCAGCGCGTTCATGCGGCCGAGCAGGCCGCCGTCGCAGCCCAAGTCCAGGCCCGCAACTTGGCTGGGCAGCTGCGGGCCGCTCAGTCCACCGAGCGCATCGTCACCCGCTATGTCGACCGCGTGCAGCGCGTGCGCGAGCGTGGCGCCACGCTTGTCCAGAAGGTACCCGTCTATGTCCCCGCCCAGGCTGACACTGCTTGTACTGTGCCTCGCGGCTTCGTGCGCCTGCACGATGCAGCCGCCCAGGGCGCCCCAGTGCCCGACACCGCCGCCGCTGCTGATGCGCAGCCCAGCGGCCTTGCGCTCTCTGCCGCTACCGGCGTCGTCGTCGACAACTACACCACCTGCCGCGCCACGGCCGAACAGTTGAGCGCGCTGCAAGATTGGGTGCGGGTTTACAGCCAGGGTACGCCATGAAGAAGGCCGACAGCCTGCGCGCCACGCTCGCCAGCGCCTGCCCGGACCTGGCCGCCAACCCCGAGCGCCTGCTCATGTTCATCGACGAAGGTGCGCTCGTCAGCACCGCGGCGGCCGGCCTCAGCTTCGAGTACGCCTACACCCTCAACGTCATCCTCACCGACTTCGCCGGCGACCCGGACGCGCTCATGGTGCCCCTGCTGGTCTGGGTGGCGATCCACCAGGTCGAGCTGCTGGACAACCCCCAACTGCGCGGCACCGGCATCACCTTCGAGGCGGACCTCATCGACAACGCCAAGGTGGACCTCGCCATCAAGCTCAAGCTCACCGAGCGCGTCATCGTCCGCCGTGACGGGGAGGGCAAGCTCGCCCTCGAGCACGCTGACGAGCCGCAGCCCGAAGCCCGCCTGCAGGCCGGTCATTGGGCGCTGTGGCTGCGCGAAGAGCGGTTGGCCAGTTGGGACGTTCCGCCGGCGTGAGCCAGGATCTACATCACCTCGAAACCTGGGCGGCAGGCTTGCTGCAGCAGCTGGCGCCCGCCGCCCGCAAGCGGCTGGCGCTGGACATAGCCCGTACCCTGCGACGTTGCCAGGCGTCCCGCATTGCCGCCCAGCAGGATCCGGACGGCACCCCCTACACCCCCCGCAAGCCGCGCCTGCGTGAGAAGGCGGGTCGGGTGAAGCGCCAGAAGATGTTTGCCAAGCTGCGTACCGCGCGGCACCTCACGGTCAAGGCCACGCAAGATGCGGCCATCGTTGGCTTCCGCGGGCGCGCTGCTCGTATTGCCGAGGTGCACCAATATGGTGGTGCAGACGCGGTGGTGGCGAACGGGCCGCGCGCGCGCTACCCGCGCCGCGTACTTCTCGGCTTCACACGGCAGGATCAGGAGTCGATCCGAGATCGGATTGTCGACGTACTGAGCCGCTGAGCTGCGAGCGAGATTTTGAGTTCCCGCTCCCAACCCACAGCGGGCAATATGATTGGTGCGTAGGCCAGAGCGATGCTCGACGATCACGGTAACGTACAGGGAGGAGTGCCGTATGCCCACATGCAAACTGTGCGGAGACGATGTTCCGCACCTGGCTAGGTGCCACATCTACCCGCGCGCGCTTAGTCGCGCGATAGCGGGTTCCGAGAACGTCTTGGTAGGTGTGGCGTGCCACCCGCAACCGCGAGCTGCGTATGCAAGAGGTGGAATGTTCGACGACAACATCGTATGCCCATCTTGCGAGCAACGGTTCAAACGAGCCGACGATTACGCGATCGAGTTTCGAAAGGCCGTGCTTGAACTGCGCCCTCCTGTCACTTTCCCCTTCCATGAGGCAAAACTTCCAGCATTCGAGGCCTCGCCTGAGCTTCTACACACCTTCGCTATGCAGACATGGCTTAGGAGTTTCCTGAGCGAACGAGCGGAACACGATCAGCTGACGGACAGCGCCATCGCGAAACAAACCATTGAATGCCTGTTGAGAGGCGAGAGTACGCTCAGTACAGGGCGCCAAATTGCGTATGAGGTCAATCGCTCCGATCTTGGTCAGATGATGCTCGCCCCGATGCATGCGCCCGATTTTAGTCCTCCAATATATGAACTGGCCATGCCCAATATGGCGATAAGGATTGCGGCTGGTGATGGTGGGTTGCCAAAGGGGTTTTCAGACATTGCCTTGCGCCCCGGAAAAATAGTTGTTGTGTGGCGGCCACGCAAAATGCACGATCACCGTATTAATCAGCTCAATGAGCTGATAGGGCCTAACGTGCGGCAATTAGACCGCATGTTTAAGCGCGGCTGAATCTTGCGATAGCTATTGGAGTTTTCAATGGACGGGGCAGGGGTGCTCCTTCCATTATGAAATAGCTTAGTCTGCTCGTTGATATTGTGCGTTACGCAATCACGATGCCATCAGGAGGAGAGGTAATGTTCCATTATCTGGATAAGTATGCTCGCGACGACACGTTTGTCAAATTGATTTTCGATCACGTCAAAAATCTGAGTGTCATAACCTTTGTGCTCGCTGCGGCTACATGGGAGCAAAAGCACGTTCATCCGGATTGGATGGGAATATTGAATATTCTTTGTGGTGCCGTCCTTGGCTTCGTGGGATTTGCCCTCACGTGGCTTAATCATGAGAATCTTTTCTACAAGATTCGCGGCGTCGCCAATTCACGATGGGTGAAACTTGTGGCGGCAATTATCTATGCGGCAGCATTTGGTTCCCTGTTTTCCTACGCATTGCGTGGCTAACTCCGTGCCCATCTGTGAACAACTGAGTGGGGTCAGATGCAATTTCGCACGCGATATAGCCGCAACTGACCCCACCCGTTCCGGAAAATTAGATCCGTGTGCGATCCTGGCTCAGTATGGGTCCTGATTGATATTGCGCAAGGTCCAGCCTGCAAGGATGAGAATGGGGATGTACTTGACCCAGTTTGAGTCCCACCATGCCCCTCCGCGCAACACACTTTCGGCTTGATCGATGCTCAGGGCGGGAAAGGAACTGATGATATCCCAGTCGTCCAGAGCGGGCCACCAAGAGATCCAAAATGCCGCCACGAGTGCCGGCCACACGTTCTTCAGCCGGGTGAAAGAGAAAGCATCTCCATGGGTGAAGGAGAGCGCCGTCGCGCCCGCAACAACGATCCATCCAACCAAGCACTCAAGGGCAGGTTGCCAGTGAAGGTTGAGCGTGTTTGCGATGCTCTTGACCGCAACAAAAGCTATTACGAACACCACAACCAGCGGTACCCAAATCAGAGTTTCATCTTGCCGAGAAGCCATCACCATCTCCTATGAATAGCGAAGCGCTGATCCGCGGCGCTTCTGTTGGGGGTCAACACAGTCCGGCTAGACGTTTTTCGGCCACGTGGAAGTAATCTTTAGTCAGTTCAATGCCGGCAAATCCGCGGCCCTGTCGAATGGCCGCCACACCCGTCGTAGCGCTCCCCATAGACGGATCCAACACCGTCCCAGCCGGCGGCACGATGGCCACCAACTGCTCCATCAGTGCCTCGGGCTTGCCCACCTGGTGATGCTTGCCGCCCAGCTTGGGGTGCACCGGCATCACGCCGGGCAGCACCACCGGGTGGGCTGCGGTGTCGATCGGGCCGCGGCTTCCCCACACCACGTATTCCGATTGGCTGCGGAAGCGCCCGCGCTGGGGGCGGCAGCCATGGGTCTTGTCCCACACCACCAGGCCCTGCCACACCCACCCAGCCACCTGCACAGCGTCGGTCATGGTGGGCTGTAATGACCCAGCGGTTCCTGCACAGGTCAGGCCGCTAAAGCGTATGCCTCAGCG